GTTGTTGCTTTTGTTTTGTGTTACTTCATGTTTTGCCCAGCCAGGAAATATTGCTACCATGCCAGGTTTAGGCGGATATGTTGCCATTGTGCTTGTGATAGTATTATACTGACTTAGATTATCGGGAATATAATACTGTGCATCATCAGGACGATAAAATCTTAAATCACCCATATTCTCATCTGGTACATCAATGTAGAATACTCCACTTAGTAATGCATCTTGATGATTGTGTAAAGTGTGATATGCTCCTGGTCCATTAATGTTAATCCAAAAGTTTTGAAATTCAACTTCTGGCAATCCGCAGACTTTAGATACATACGCCATAGCCTCATCTAATTCTGTTACAAATTTTCTAAGTACTGGAACGTACTGTGGATCTACTAGATCAACATTTTCAATACTACGACTGTGCCACCCACCTTGATTGCTGTTACCATGCAAGTCTGGTTCTTTAGTTCTCCAGTCATGTGCAATATGTTTCATAGCATTTCTGTCTACCTTTTCTAAATAGCCGGCAAACACAAATTGCGGAAACCATAAGTCTGCTTTAAATTCCATTAATAACCAAATTCCCTTTCTTTACGGCGAACTTCTTTAAGCCAACGGGCACGACCTGCCGCTTTTGCTTTCTTACGTCTTTCACTAGGTTTAATATAGTGTTGACGTTCACGTAGTTCTTGGAGTACTCCATCTTGTGAAACTTTTCTTTTGAATGTTCGTAGTGCTTTATTAAAGTCGCCATTTTTTACTTCGACGGTTAACCCTTTGAAATGGTTATCGTCTTTCTTCCGTTGTCTTGACAAAATACTGTTCTCCTTCTGCTATCTGTCGAAGATCGTAGACTCTATTATTACTAATTAAATTATATGGTCTTTCGTTGTTACTTGTCAAGTAAAAAGTTTTAGATAATGGAAGAAGATATCCAATAAGCCAAACACAACTACTAGGCACATTATCTACATCAATAATAATGTAATCTACGTAATTAGAAACCTCAATAACCCAATCCTGTTCTTCTTTGCTATCAAAAAGGTACAGATTAATATCCGCTTTAATATTCTTTGCAACTTCATTAAACTGTTCTTTTATATTGTCGCTAGGATTAACCAAAAGAAAACTTAAATTATTATTCATAAGTTTATCTGGAGGTGTGATCAGATTAATAATAGGTTCACTCATAACAAAATTACTTATTTAATTATTTGTGGATCTTGTGCCAAACTGAATTATCAGTTTGTTCGGAATTTTGAACGTATGTGTCTGGTTCAATTACTGTTGTGAAGTTGGGTCTTGTTCTTCCGGCTGTGTTTTCTTGCGGATTTGTTTGTTTTCTACTTTGGTTATGTACGAGGTTGCGTTCGCTCTTTTTTTTTGAAACTCTGGTGTTAACTCTTCTGCGTAAAAAATTCTATTCTTAGTATCTGGAATATCACTTTCTTCTGTTTCTTTTTCTGCTTCTTTGTTTGCGGCGTCAACCCATTCATTCCATTTGTCTAAGTCTGATGTCATATTAACTTCAGGTTCAAGTTCTTTTTGTTCTTCTTCAAAGTTAGGTGGTTCGTTAACTGCTATCTTTTCAGCACGAATTTTTTCATACTCGTCAAAGTTTACTTCTTTATTGTCATCATCTTGTACTTCAACTTGTTCCATTCGCTGATCATGTTCAGTTGTGTTGGAAGTATCATCCTCTGGTACCACAGTTCCGTCATCTGCATCTGCATCATAACTAGGGTCTTGTAAATCTCTATCATCGTCATTATCCTTGTTTGGACCTTCTGGGTCTGACTTTGGGGGCAAACTACCTCCTTTGTCCTCACGGTACCAATTGAATGTGTACTGTGATGCAATTAGAAGCAATACTGCTAATGGGTCAAACACAAAGATAATAATAATGATTACCCAACGTACTGCCGCTTCTAATAATGTTTGGTCTGCTTGTTCACCATAGATAAATTCTGCAATATACTTAATAGGTCCTACTTCTGCTTCTAGTTTACGATATTCGCCTTCAATTTTATATTTCTGTTCTACTAGTGTATCTATTTCTGTATTAGCATTTTTAATTCTTAATGTTTGTGTATCTATTTCTGCGTCAATGCTATCTGCTTTATCTGTATTACCTAACTGCTTACGTAATCTGTCAATAAGAGCATTTGATTGTTTAACTTGATCTTCAGCAGTCTTACGTAGACGTTTAATTTCTTCAGCGGCCGCTTTAGCCTGTGGATTATTTGTTGCTTCTTCAATCTTTTTAATTAGTGCTAAACGTTCTTTCTGTTTTTCGTCTTGCCAGTCGCCAATTTTATCTGCTGTCTTTTTACCAAAGATGCCATCTGCACTAGCACCAATCATTTGTTGTGCTTTTTTAGTTTCGCCGTTGTCAATATAACCTTGTAGTGTTTCAATTTCGGCATCTATTTTAGCAAGTTCACTACGCCATAATGATGCTTGGCTATCAATTATAGCCTGTTGTTCATCGATAGCAGGTTGAATTCTTTTATAAGCATTGTCGATACGTTCTTGTTCTTTGTCAATTTGTGATTGTATGTTAGCGTCAGAACCTGTACCGCTTGATTCTAGTTTTTTAATTTGATTTTCTGCACGAACAATAATATCTTCGTTTCGTTTAATTTCGTTCTCAATACGTTCTACTTGTGCAATACTTTCTGTACCTGCACTAGTTTGTTCAATATGTGCTTTAGATAGGAACCCAAAAATACCCATACTTGTAATAAACATTAATACGAGTACTGCTACAGATAGATACGTCTTAAGCCACCATGCGGCTCTTTCCCAGTTTCGGTGTAACCATACTGCTGTAACTAGTTTACCTACTTCTAAAGATACACCCATTACAATAATGGGAATTGCGGCCGCGGCAAATATAGCCACTAAGCCTGCGACACTATAATATATTGCTACTGCTGAAATTGTCAGAGCAGAAAAGAATGTTAAAAAACCTAATACCATGCTGTTCCTTTTTATATACATTATATTTATCGACGCTTTTGATATTAGATAAGTGCTATTTTTATCGAATAAAACGCCAACCCTTATGTCCTGACTCTTTACAAGCCGTTTCTTTAAAGTTTCTAGTTTTGCCTTTATATAACAATGTACTTGCTAGGGTACGACAATACCCGCTACCTTGCGGATAAGTGGATAGAACTAACACTTTGCCGTTAGTTCCTGTTTGATTATTGTACCAGGATGACTCTTCGCCATTCTCTAGTGTGTTAAGAGCAAAAAAGATAGATTGTTCTTGTTTTAATCTATCTTCTTGTGGAAGTCTATACCAATGCCACTTACCTAGATTAACTAGGATACCTACATACCCGTTGGACGGTTGATATGTTGACTCTACACTAGATAGTGTGCTATCACTTCTATGATATGTATCTTGTGATGTTGTTGAACACGCCCCTAAAAAACTAGTAAGGACTATTAACAATATACCATCGCGAAGTTTCATAACTGTTACCCTTTACTAGACAAGCATAGCCTTTACGTTCGACCATTTGTCCATTAATGTTAACTTCATACCAATGTTCTCTACAACTTTCTGCTAGACCCATTTTAGGCGGTAGCATCTTTTTAACTACATTGTCACTACATTGGACAATAGTATTACTAGATACTGTCTTACCATCCTTTATTTGGATTGTTTCGTCTGTTTGGCAGTATTGTGGTATATGACTTTTTGTTGCCACTTGACCTGTACTGCTACACGCCGACATCAGAATTACAGATAGTAGAAGAACATACTTCATATTACTGAGCCTGCTTTGATTCTAGAATCAGTCTATCAAATACCTCTAAAGGCATTTTAATACGAACGTATGTATGAACCCTATTAGTACTTGCTAACTGATAAGAGTACTTCTTAACTTCAAGATGTTCTCTAATAGTTGTGTCCTTAACAAGGTGTTCAACTCTTGTTGAATCGTTTCGTGTGTCGTTTTTAATGTCAACAACTGTAGATGAATTTACAGTTCCGTTGATTCTTTCTGCAAAGCCTTTTACTGCGAATGCATAAGCCTGTGATTCACTTGCTTGTTCGTATAGACTTTCGCCCATACCACACGCATAAGCATAATCAGTTTTCCAGAATAAAAATCCTTCTGCACCAATTTGCTCACAGTCAGCATACCAATTTGGATTTGCCTTTGTTTCTCTAACTTCGAGTGTCTTCATCGATGTACAAGCACCTAACATAGATGCAACTACACCAATTAGTAACACATTCTTTAATGTGCCTTTCATAAATTTAAGCCTCCTTAGCCTATTCGTTTAATTTACTATTACAGTATATACAAATATAAATCAAAAGTCAAGTGGAAATTTGCCAATTTAATTTCGACGCATTTGTGCGATTTCTGTGGCTTGTTTCTTACCATTACCGCTATCGTCTTCAAAAATTGGAACCATATTACTTTTGTGCATTGTAGCAATGCCCAAAAGTTTTCTTTCACCTGTGTACTGCATTGGTTCCTTTTTAGTACAGGGTGAAAAACTTGCTGACGTTTGTAAACTTGGAATGTGTTTTGTTTCACGGGTAACAGTTGGGCCACTATAGTGCCACGGTGTATTGATAACAGTTTCTGTTTTGGTTTTTGGTTTGTATTCTCCGTGAATGTAATCAATGTACTCGTCCAAAGTCATCATTAGTTTATGAAGTCCTTGTTTCTTGTATTCTTTATTTCGAATACGTAAATCTTCTTTCCAACGATCTAACTTTGCCTGTGTAATTTTACGCTTCTTCTTAGTTGTGTTAAGAGTAGTTAAGCCTCGAGCCAAATGCATTGTCATATTGTCACCTTTATGTTACATTAACACACTTATTGTAGTATATAGATGACAAAAAGTCAAGTGAAATTTAGCCAAAAAAATAGGGCCCGAAGGCCCCATCTTTTATTTTAGTATTAGAATTTGTATTTGACGCTTGCCAATACTTGCTGTGTTTCAGCGTGTTCGGCACCAGTAAATACGGAACGTCCACCTTTATCGTGGTAGTAAAGTCCCATTTCCAACCCGTCCTGTTTGTCAGAACGTTTTGAAGGATCGTAGTTTGTTGCTAGGTTATATACTACACCGTAGTAGTTACCATCATATCCTAAGTCATCATTTTCAGTTCTGTGTGCTGTAACATAAACGTTTTTGTTTACGTTATACATTACACCGTAATCTAAACGATCGTCTTTTGTATATGTGCCTGTATTCTTATCGTCCCACAGTTCAACACCCCAAACTAATGGAACGTTCCATCTGTATAAACTACCACCAATTGAATAACCTTCTTGGTCACCTTTGCCTGAATCTTCAGGAGAAGTAATACGCATATAAGATACATCTGCATAACCCATTAAACTAATTGTACCTGTTGCATAACCTACGTTTCCGTCGTTATCCCAACCAAGTGAAACACCCCAAGGCTGTTCTTTCTTTAGTCTATATGAATCAAAATCAAATTCGTTGTCATATTCCCAACCACCAAATGTTAACACAGTTTTTTCTCTGTGATCAATTCTGTAGTTTGTTTCTGTATAGATTAGTGGAACAGAAATTTTAGGAGTCTTTGCGAATCCCATTCTTTGTGCGTCAGTTTCACCAATGTACCATCTTGCTACATCATTACCAAAACCTAATTGCTTTTCTTGAACAGTATTGTTTAATGTTGTATCTAATGAATAGTGAGTGTCGTACTTCATTGATGCCCCAATCCAATCCACTGAAAGTGTTTCAGGAATGTTTGTTGAAATACCTAGTTGCAATTCTGCACGTGAGTCCCAACCTGAATCATAGGTTTTGTCATCATAGTAACCTTCTACTTCACCATTTACAAAAAAGCCTTGCGGCAAGTTTGGAATATTATTTTCTAAAGCCTCTACTCTTTCTTCAAGACTTTTGTCATTAGCCAATGCACCTGTTGCAAATCCAAACAGGATGGCTAACACTAATGTTAGTTGTTTCATTTTATTTGTTTTTCCTTATCTTTATTCGAATAAAAAAGACACCTAGAGTGTCTTCTGCTTTTATTTATGCACTCAAAGAGTGCAGTTGTTTATTTCTGGCTAATCCCACAAATTTTCGTAGTACTTGCCAAAAAGTCGGAAGCCATTTGAAATACGTTTCTGTTCTTTATCTATTTCTTTTTTATCTTCAAGACGCATCCATACATCGTCTTTGTTTGCTTTACAATCGAACGCATATATCATTTCGTCAAGGACCCAATCCCAACGCTTAAAATGATTGTCATCTGTTTGGCCTTGATACATTGCACTAATCTGTTCTTTCGGTGGCCACAGTTCTTTTGGAACATCTTTTTCATCTACATAAGGAGCGCCGTGTTTTGTTTCCTTTAATTGTTTGAGCATAGGTAAGATAATTGGAGCAAGTGTATGATCCATACTCCAAGTATCCCACTTGTCAATATGTACTTTTACTTTTTGTTCTGGACTGTATCCAAACTTGTCATACAGCCAATTGCTCCACGGCCAATGATCCGGGTACTTTCCAATTTTAACCTTCATAACTTACCACCTTTACGTTTTGTTCTTTGCCGGGCAAAGTAAATCCTCCTGCATATTCAAATGCTGTTTCTACATCTTCAAATAGAACAGGCTTAAGATTCCAATCGCATTTACCTGTATTCTCTGTTACAAAAATCCAATCGTCTTTACCATCAAGGCAAATCATTATAGCGTACACTAGTAATCTACCTCTTCAAAACTTTCCTTAATATATGCCATATTGTATTTGGAGGGATAATGTTTTAACAATCTACTTGCTTCTTCTCTAACTGCTCGTGGCACCCGTGGATACTTCTTAGGATCTCGCAGGTCCATTAGAAATCGTTCTACGTTTAATACTGCATTTGTTCTTTCAATTGGTAATGTCATAGTTCTACAATCTCTACACCGTCGCCAAACTTTTCTTTAAGTTCGTTGTAAACGCCAGCATTGCTCATACGCAATCCTTGATAATCTTTACGCAGATTATACACACTTCCGCTGTCAGTTTCAACTGTGATGTAGTCTTTTTCAACATCAATGTTCATTGTTTTAATAGGACTGCTCATACGCCAACTGTCACCGTATAGATACGAACCACTCCAGCCTGCGAGAATTTTTTGAAACTGTTCGCCGTTGTGTTTGATTTCTAATACTACCCAAGTATCTGGGGATATACCTTGTTCTGGTTCTAGTTTCATTCTATCTCTGCTCCAAAGCCATTTTCAGTAGCGTACAACTTCTTAATTTTTCTACCATCAATTTCCATTCCTAATGCTACAAATGGTCCACCACTTGGATCAAACATTCCTAAGTCTAAAGTGTCTATACCTTCAACACCTTCTCGTCCACCATAACGGCAGTATTTCAAACTATCGCCTTCCATAGTAAATTCATATGTGCTTTCTGATACTTTTGTCCAAGTATAAGAATCACTATATCTATTTGTATATTTTACATCAGATTTAAACATCGTCTTTTTTCTTTAGGCTCCAATTACCATTGTCTAATTCTTCCCAGATAAGTGTATCGCCAATGTCCCAACCTACTTGGGCTAATGCTTCTGGGGGGAGTTCTAAATATAATTCTTTTGTCTTGCCATCTTCTTGAACTTGAACAGTCCAAGAATTTTCACCGGTCTGTATTGGATTTCGTATCATTGCTGTCACCTTTGATAATTAAAAAGTGCAACTTTTCTGTTGCTAGGGAAGTTGCCACCCCCGAGTGATTATGCCGCTAGGGCAAAATCCTCAGAAAGACGAACGTCTTTTTGCTCACCGAAGTTTACAAAAGAAACGTTGTCCAATGCTTTATCGTTTGCATCTATAACGTTTGCTTGATTTACGGTCATCGCCTACCGGTAACTCCACGTTCTCTAGTACATCAGTCGATCCCGATCACCCCCTCAAAGCACACTCAGCGAATGTGTTTTAAGTGAATGGTGGAGGTGGGGGGAATTGAACCCCCGTCCTGCCTGTGTTCGATTGGCTTCATCGTTACAATACTTATTTAACTACATTTTAACGCACTTGTCAACCGATATGACTTCATTAAGTGCTACTTTTTTAAATTTTGGATAAGTAAAATATATTTCAAACCATAATTCTAACAATGCGAAAGGATTAATGTTATGGCGAAGTTAGCAAAATCATACGTAAAACACGTAAGAACTCCAAAGAAAACAAGTCAAAGTTCTAGACGTAAATCATGTAAAATGAGTTCTATGAACAAACACAAAAAACGTAATCATAAGTTTAATGTGGGACAAGGACGTTAATGGCGGTTAAAAAAATAAAAGGTGTAAAATCACACAATTACAAAAGATATATTAATGATGTAGAAGTTAAACCAATTAGGTTTGTATTTACTGGTGGTCGTAATTTACTTGCAGGAGCAGTTGATGGCGAGATAGTTATGGATCAAAATGGAAACCCAGTTCCTTTTCATAATATAGATTGTGATTTTAGATAAAATTACTTATTAAAGTTTTCAGGGCGAGTTAAATTGCCTGCAATCATTCTGCCTCTATTGTCAACAAGTTCATACTCAAGCATCATCTTATTTTGAATTGCTGTTATATGAGCATCGTTAAAGGCACTGATATGAACAAAAACGTCCTGACCACCTTCGACAGGTGTTATAAAGCCATAACCCTTCTTCGAGTCAAACCATTTAAGTTTACCAGTATGTCGTTCTGCCATTTATATATTCCTAATTCTCTGTTAAATTATTTAACAAAGTATTTATGCTCTATGCTGGACATTTAAATGCGTAGATACGGCACAGGACGAGCCTGTGCAGTAACTACAATTAATAAAGATTGAATTAAAGTGCGTTCTTACGCTCTTGAATTTCAGCACGTCTAGACTTCGCAAGTTTACCAATATTACCTAGTGCTTTTCTTGCTCTTGCCGCCGCGGCTTTCACGTTTTTTGAATCAAACGCTTCTGCTTCTTTTAAGTAAGCCTCATATTCGGCTACGATTTGTTCATGAATTGAAGACATAATTTTCTCCTTGTCTATTATAATTATCGCCATATTAAAATCATACTCGCAGATCTGGCGTTACGATGTCTAAAATGGTGAAATTGTTTTATTTGGTTTTTAACATATCGCCTAGTCCTGCTGGTGCAGTTACTAAGCCACTCATCTGCTGTGAGTATCCGTCAGCAAATTCTTTTTTGGTAATTGTAACTAACGTGATAGCAGATTGTTTAATACGATATGACTTTTCTAGTTCAGCAGTAAACAAGAATGGCTGTAAGCCAATGCCTTGCTGACTAGCAACAAGAGTCAACGGTGTTTTAACTTTAATATGCTGATCGTTTTCTTCTTCAAGTTTACCAACTAACTCTTCTCCAGATACCATTTTAATAGTAATAATATCTCCAACTTTGTATGGTGCTTCGATTAACATTATATTGTATGTCCTGTTCCGTTAAATCCTGTATCTTCGATATATTTGACTAACTCTTGATAGCCGCCAATATATTTTCCTTGTAGAATAATCTGTGGTACTGACCTTGGTTGTGGTAAGCCATTTACTTCAAATTCTTCTGTAAGTTTCTGTACTGAAATGTCAGTACCAACTTGAATTGTTTCAAATTTTACATCTAAGTTTTTCAATACTGCCTTTGCTTTGTCGCAATAAGGACACATTGGTTTTGAGTATACTACTGTTCTGCTCATAGTTTAAATCCTTTAAGTGATTCTTTATTAACGTCTTGCTTGATGCCTCCAACAATATAACTTTCAACTTCTGTTTCCTGTGGAGCAACTTGCAATCCACTACTACTTAACCAGTGCTGGGTCCATGGTAGCGGGTTCTGAGTTGATGATGCGTCAAAAATAGGATCGTAACCTAAAGCCTTTAATCTTCTATTTGCGATGTACTCGACGTAGTCACCTAACAATCTTTCGTTAAGTCCAATAATTGATCCGTCCTTCATCAAGTGTTTTGCCCATGCTTTTTCTTCTTCTACACAATTACGCCACATATCATAAACTTCGTCTGTACATGATTTTGCGATCTTTGCCATTTCGGCATCGTCATCACCACGTAGCCAGTTTTTAATAACGTGAGAACTAAGTGCTAAATGTTGTGCTTCGTCACGAGCAATAAGTGAAATAATTTTAGCAGAACCTTCCATTAGTTTCAATTCACCAAACGCAAACGTACAAGCAAATGAAACATAGAAACGTAGTCCTTCTAAAATATTAACATTCATCATAGCAAGGAACATTTGCTTTTTAACATCTTGTAGTGTTCCTTTCTTATGATGGAAGTACTGTTCAGCAGTTTCTGTAAAACTATCATAGTTTTTAGTTACAGAAGTTGCTCTTTTAATAATTTCTTTATCGTCTAAAATTTTGTCTAATACTTCACTTGGATCTGGATACACGTTTTTCATAATGTGTGTATAAGAACGACTGTGAATAGTTTCAAAGAAGTCCCAAGTAACAATACAGCCTTCTAGTTCAGGTAGTGAACAATAAGGCAAGAAAGCCAAACAAGGTCCGCGACCCTGTACACTATCTAATAGTGTTTGATACTTTAGGTTAGAAGTAAAAATATGTTTTTGCTCTGGACGGAAATTAGCATAATCTGCTCTGTCTTTTTGTAGACTTACTTCTTCTGGTCTCCAAAAATATCCAAGCATGGTTTGATTTAATTTATCAAACACAGGGAACTTGAATACATCATATCGTTGTGTATTCTGATCTGCTCCAAAAAACATATTCTGTTTTGTGAAGTCTACTTTATCTTTATTAAAGACAGTTTTTGCCATTTTCCTTTATACCTCTTTCATAACCCAAGTATTATAGTTATCTTATTATACTTGAGAATTAATTTTTGTCAACCTAAATTGTACAACTTTCGCAATGCTCTTCGTCCAAATCTCCATTAACCTGAAGTTCTGGTTCAAAACCATTTGGTGTACCTTCAACTCTTGGCTCTTCTTCAATCTCACTTGGATCAGTTTTAAAGTCGTAAGTGTTTTGGTAGTAACTTGTTTTCCAACCTAGTTTATATGTGGTTAGCATATCTTGTAACATAACACTCATAGGAACTTCATTGTTCTCAAAGTGTGTTGGATTGTATGACCAATTACCACTAATTGCTTGATCAAAGAACTTTTGCATAACAGCAACAACATTAATATAACCTTCGTTGCTTGGCATATCCCAAAGCAATGTGTAATAGTTCTTTAGAGTTTGGTACTGCGGAACAATCTGCTTAAGAGGCCCTTTCTTTGACTTCTTAACGGACAGGTAACCTCTAGGTGGCTCGATACCATTTGTTGCGTTCGACACAATGGAACTGCTCTCTGAAGGCATCTGTGCGGACAACGTTGAGTGCCGTAATCCGTGTTCCTTAATATATCTTCTAAGATCTTCCCAATCATATTTTAATGTAATATTACATACCTCGTCTAAATCTTTCTTATAATGATCAATTGGGAGTAAGCCGTCTGCATACTTTGTTCTTTCAAAATACTCACACTGACCTTTTTCTTTAGCAAGTGTTGCCGAAGCATGAAGCAAGTAATATTGAAATGCTTCTGTTAACTCGTGTACTTTAGTTAGTGCTTTTTTGTCACTATATTTAACTTGATTCTTTGCAAGGTAATGTGCTAATCCAATGTATCCAATACCTAATGAACGTCTTGCTTTAGTAGATTTTTCAGCCGCTTCTACTGGATAACGTTGATAGTCAATAATTTCATCTAGTGAACGTACAGCAAGATCACATAGGTCTTCTAAGTCATCTAAATTTTTCAATACACCAACGTTAATAGCACTAAGAATACATAATGCAATTTCACCTTCCTTGTCATCAATATGCTGTAAAGGTTTGGTTGGTAGTGTAATTTCTTGACATAGGTTACTCATGTAAACTGTGTCTTTAAATGAACTATGTGTGTTAGCATGGTCGACATTCATGATGTAGATACGTCCTGTTTCTGCACGTTCTTTAATCAATGCAGAAAATAAATCCATTGCTGAAATCTTCTTTTTGCGAAGTGATGTTTTACGCTCATACTTTTCGTATAGTTCTTTAAACTTGTCTTGGTCTGCAAAAAATGCTTCGTACAAATCAGGTACTTCATGTGGCGAGAAAAGAGTAATATCGCCGTCGGACAATAACCTTTCGTACATTAATTTGTTAAGTTGAATTGAATAATCTAATCTACGTACACGGTTATCTTCTGTACCTTTGTTATTTTTTAGCACTAGAATATCTTCAATTTCATAATGCCAAATAGGGAAGTGGGTAGTTGCATTACCGCCACGCACTCCGTTCTGTGTACAACATCTTACAGTTGATTCAAACTTCTTTAGGAACGGAACTACTCCCGTATGTGCAACTTCGCCTCCTCTGATCTTCGAATTGATCGCTCTAATTCTTCCTGCGTTGATTCCAATACCTGCTCTTTGGGCAGTATAACGTCCAATAGCCATATCACTGCTAAAAATGGAATTGAGAGTATCATCGCTGTCAACAAGAACACAAGAAGCAAACTGACGAAGAGGAGTTCGTACACCTGCCATAACAGGGGTGGGGATGTTGATTTTAAAAAGTGAGGTCGCATCGTAATATCTCCTTACATATGATAGCCTTGTTTCCTTAGGGTATTCAGCAAATAGTGTTGCCGCAATCATCATATACATCATTTGTGGAGATTCAAAAATTTCACCACTACTTCTATCTTGTACTAGATACTTGTCAACTACTTGGCGCAAACCTGCATAGGTAAAGTTTTCATCACGTTTGTGTTTGATGTATTTGTTAAGTTGTTTAATTTCATCTTCAGAATACTTTTCAAGGATAGCAGGATCATACACACCTCTTCCAATATTTTTGTTAATCATTTCTTGTAAAGTGATTGCATTGTATTGACCAAAAGATTCTTTATAGATAGGATATAATAAAAGTCTTGCCGCCGCAAATTGATAGTTAGGTGCGTCTAACGAAATAAGATCGTTAGCACTCTTGATTAAAATTTCTTGAATTTCCGCAGTACTCATACCATCGTAAAACTGAATATTTGCATTCATTTCAATTTGTGAACTACTTACATGAGCAAGTCCTTCACAAGCCTCTTCCACTACAAAATGAATTTTATTCACGTCGAGTGGCATTAACGATCCATCACGCTTACGAATGTGGATACCTGCGCCGTTTGACATCTATCTTCTCCTTAAATTTAATCCTGTTAATCTTTATGATGTTGTAGTGTATTTATTGTAGTGGTATCATTGGATATATGCGTTGTGAAACAATATTAGAGGGTAAATCCGTCTTTTGGCAAACCTCATTTAGTTTGTAACATAATACATATTGATCGTCAATAATGACCGGGTACATTACCTCATCGTTTATTGTATCTGTACAGATATGTATCTCAAATTTGCTTTGAGAAAACCTATCAGTTAATTGTAAACTATAACACACTCCAAGGCTATTTGTAAAGTCACAAATTTTATTTTGGCAAAGTAGTTCCCAAGGATCAGGCCAAGTCTTTTGATCCCAAGGATCAACACTTAATTTACACTTATTAAGTGTGTTATAATGTTTTATCACATCTTCAAAGGGAGTCGCACTTGTTTCTAAACGTTTTCTAAAGTTTATCCAACTGGAGAGTTTGGTTTCGAAATTTTCTTCTTGCATTTACGACTTATATTTTACTTTAAAAAGGATTGAACCAGTATCACTAGTTGTAGTGTTAATCATTTCGATAACGATTGTATCAGTATTACCATCGCCATCTTCATCCGAAAGAACAGATCTAAACTGTAGATTATTTCGAACTGTATCATCACCTAAGAAAGTAAAGTCGTCGCTTGTAGTTGTTGTTCCGTCTGCTCTGTTAACCAAAATGTCCAAGACACCTTCACGTAGTGCATTCACGTGTGTTGATTTATAAATGTATTCAACTTCAATATTTTTAGATACTTCACCGGATGCTCTTAAAATTCTTACATAACTGTTCTGTTGTGTAATAGGAATTCTATAAGAAAATCCGTTTTCAAACACCCCTGGACCTTCAATGTCTGGAGTATATTTGTAACCTGAAATTAATGTTTGGTTAAATGACAAGTCACTTGTTCTATCAAAGAAGTCATTGTTACTGCTGTTCGAAAGAGCAGTACCTTCTGTAAACTTGATAGTTGAATGAATAGCGTTTGCATTAGCGCCACCTAAGTTACCAACATTTACAAAACTATTGTTTGAACTAGTATTGTAATTACCAATATTAACTAGGATACCGTGTTGGTCAATATCTCTAAATTTACTATTTGTTATAAGGTTACGTTGTGGACCATGTAGTTGTCCTTGTGATCCAATAATTGTATTCAAGCCAAGTACAACACCGTGACCTAATGTAACAAAGTCGACATTTGAAAATGTATTGTCTACAACATCAAAGTCGGAAAACACACCATAAGCAAAACCTTCGATTAAAACATTATTAATATAGTTGTCGTTAGTGCTTACACTTGTCGATAAACTGTTTAACCTAATGCCAATTTGGTCTGCGCCAAGAGCATTGTTTGCTTCCCAGATACCTTTAATTGCTAAATCTTCAAAATGACTGCTACGACAACTTTGCAATTTTAATCCTGTGTTAGTCGTTTGTTGTAGTAGTGTTAATCCTTTAATTGTAATCTTTTTTGCTTGATTATTAAATGTACTTGTTGCATCAAGAGCATAACTGTTTGGACTACTTGCTTCATTAACTGTTTCCATGATAGGAGCATTTGCTGTTTGTACAATAACAGTCTTTTCACTACCTTCACCAATAATGTTTGCATTAGGTGGAATTCTTAATGGAGAAGAAAGGTTATATGTTCCTGCTGGAATCACTAACGCAATTCTACTAGGTACACTACCTTTACTTGCTGGGTTTAAATATAATTCATCAATTGCTCTTTGAAGAAATACTGTTTGATCTGACCCGTCGCCTGTTGCGCCAAAACTTTTAACACTAACTGACTCGTCTAATCTTTCTTGTAAGGAACGTGTAACAGGATTTGTAATCGTTGGTCCTGTTTGGATAGTATCAATTTCTGCTTTATATTCATAAGTGTCTGCAAAGTTAAAAAGATTGTCATGTTCAGTAATAACTTTAGTATTACCAACTGCTGGCGATCCTTCTGAAACAGAGCCATTACCAATGTAAAGTTCTCTTGTGTCTACTGCCCAACCAAACTCGCCACCTGCTAATTGCGGTACTCCCGAGCCTTGGTTCTTTTGTCCTCTACGGACTTGAATACGTGATATTTGTACTATTGCCACTTTGCTATACTCCTTACATAGTATTTATGCAAAACGGTCATAGTACATATATACCCTATCCCACCATTTTGATTCCCAGTGTTTAAATTCGTCTGGTGTTAGATCAAACTGCTGGTATTGTAGGTCTCTACTGCACATAAACACATGGCCTTCTTTAATGTCGGTGCCATACACTTCGTTGTGTGCAAGAGCATAGGCTACAAGTTGTAGGTAATAATCTTCAACCCATTCTTTTTTCTTGGGTTTGTTAGTTTGTTTAAAGTCCATGATAGCCGGCTGGCCTTTGTATGTTCCTACAAGATCAGTCGTTCCTGCGTAAATTTGAGGGTGATACAGGTTGATTTCACTACCCCATATTTCGTCTACATCTACCATAGCATTTTCTTTAACTTGCTCAGCCATCTTATGTGCTTGTTGCGAATAAGGATTACTTCCTGGGTGTCCCCATTCACCTGTGTCAATATAATCTTCTAAAAATTTGTGCATACGTGTTCCAACACTTGCGGCTTCAGTAACAATCTCTTGTGCTTTTTGTTCGCCTACACGTTTCTTCCAAGCAATTAGATGTGTCTTGTCTTTTGTTTTATCAAGTATAGTTGTAACACTTGCAACAGCATTGCCGTCTGGACAAGCATACAATCGTTTGCCGTCTACTTGCTGTCGTTTGATTTCTTGGTAATCGTATCTATTAGTAATTAAACTCATAATTTATCCTATTGGGCAGGTTTCCACTTTGCTTCAAAATTAATAACCAAACAACGCCTCTTGTGTTTATAAGGATAAGTTCCGTGATTAACATTACCATTCATGATAATTGTTTTGCCAGGTGCTGGTGGAAATTCGTGGAATTCTATTTGTGTATTCGGGTGTGCCATCATGGTATATAGACACCCATCTTGTTTGAACATTTCATCCTGTTCTTTATGATCAAAGTACATAACTGTACTAATTAGATTTTCTTTGCCTGTATGATTATGAATGCCTTGGTAGCCATAAGGTTTGTATTCAATATACCAAGATTGATCTGGTTTAATTGATTCTATTGGAATATTTAGGTTTTGTACTTTGTCTAACACCCAGGAAATATATTCAGATGATATCGAATTAAGATCAATGTCGTGCTGTATTCTATCTGGGTATGTTACAGTTTCTTTAAAACTATCAATCATAATCCTATGCATAATTTCATAGTTATGATATTCAGTTTCAATTAAAAACTGTCCTTCAGCAAAGTAGTTATTATCCATTCGGAGTGTCCGGATTTAGTTGAGTTTGCATTCCTGGAATTGCTTCGTCTGGTTTGTAGTATTCAAAATCAAAATCAACAACAAAACTTCTTCTAGGTGCTTTACATGGATATACTCCATGCCATACTCTGCCATCCATTAAGATAGTACGTCCTGGATACGGACCAAATTGATTGTATAACATAGTACCATCTGGATGTGGCATTAGTGTATAAAGCATTCCGTTCTGAGGAGTCATGCCGTTCTGTGTGCCTGACACTTCTTGTTGGTCATCCATAAACATAACCATACTAATACATAACGGTCCATGATGATGTATTGCTTGATATCCGTAATCATAATAATCAACACACCAAGTCTTACTTACTTTAATACTTTTAATAGGTAGCATATATTTACGGATATTTTTCATAACCCATTCACCTAGTTTATTCCAATTAATATCGTCAAACTTTTCTTTATCAATTGGCGGAAAGTTAGATGCTACTGAAGGTTCAAATTCTGTTTCTTTAAGTGTTTCACTGCTAGGAAAGCCTGCAACCTCTGGACTGTCAGGATTTAGTTTGTCTGAGCGTACTACTGAACCGCCAAACTGTGGAAGTATAGCAGGTGTAATATCGTATTGGTAACCATTAAACGTTGTTTTGATTTCACTTTCATCTTCGCCTCTAAACTTTTCATTTTCAAACAACGGCAAAAACTCTTCGTAGAAAGGACACTTTGCATCAATAATCCACTGATTATTTGCACTATGGAAATTAGGATCAATACTAAAATCTCTTTGTATATTCTGTCCAACTTTTTTAAATGTCATTAACTTAACTCCTTAAATGCGGAAATAACTTCTGTTCCGTCCTTCTAGATTAATAGTAAACACAATTCTATCTTCATCTGTTTCATTCTTTTGGGTTTGGTGTGTAAGCCATCCAGGGAAGATTAAAACGTCATTTGTTTTTACACTAACTTCTCGCCAGTAGTCGTGTATAGTGCTTTTAGGAATACGACTGTATGCTACCCACTTATCTCTTAATAGTTGTTCAAACTCAATATTACCACCATTAGGAGGATTAACAACGTATGTGCTTACTACCAAACTTGACGATCCATGATCGTGTGGCATAGTCCATGCACCTTGTTTATGTAGGTTAGTCCAACTACCTGTAATAACAATGTCTGAAAAATCAACGTCCCATTCACGTAGAGCAATTTCTAACTTTGGATATAACCATCTAATAAAGTCTTGGTTACATTCCCATTCGTGTGGAGGGTTTAGATGTCCTGCTGATGAACGTCCGCCATCTGCTTCAGTCTGATGTAGTTCTGCTTCTTTATCAATATAGGATTTGAACTGTTCGATATCGAATCCTGGTTCATAATGATATTTGTATACCAAATTTGGTACTATTGAAACTTCTGACATTCTTTACTCCTTGTGCTATAGTATATAACAAAAGTTACAAGTTGTCAAGTAAATTATGAGAGTGCGTTATCTGTTGCTCTTTGAGCCATTTGGTCAACTTCGCCGTCTGCAGGCTCTTCACCACCTGTCATTGGTTCTTCGGAGTCTGTTTTAGTTGCAAGTGTTAATCCCTTATCGTCAAAGTTTTTGATAAGTGGTTGAATATCTGGATTAGCATCATAAATCATTTTGAAACCATCAAAGTCAAACTGTGGTGCTTTCATATTACGCATGATTTGGTTTAGTGCGTCCCAAGATAGATAGGCAGGCTGATCTTGATTGTCAGCACTACCTATCATGTTTCTTAAAACTTTAATGAGAATGTTTTTGGAAGGTTCTTCTTCCTCAGATAACGTTAGGCCTTTTTTTTTGAATCAGTTAATAACTGACCTAATCTTCTGCTTCTTAGTACGCTTTCTCGTTTGGCCCTGTCTGCCGTTTCTTCTCCGCCTGTTGCTGGTTCACTTGCGGCAAATTCGTCTGCTACTGGTTCTTCAGCACCGGCTTCTTGATCAACTGTAGGTTCCATTGCTGGTTCCTCTGCTGGAGCCTCACCTTCTGCTCCTGGCATAGTTTCTGGTCCGCCTTCGCCTGTTACAATGGCTACGCCACTTGTTAGTGCATCACGAGTTGTTTCGAATGTTGTGTAAAGAGATTCAAGTGCTGGTTTTACAGTATTAACAAATTGCTCACTTACTTCTGAACCTAGTTCGTCTCTAATCTTGTCGCCTAGTTCTAGCATTGATTCTGTTTGCATTTCTGCTGTATCTTCCATCCAGCCTGTAATTCTGTCAACCATGTCCTTAGCGGCCATGACCAAAGTTGCTTCTTCTTCAGCACCTTCTTTTACTACAGACTCATCTTTCTTGCCAAAGTATTTCTTTTGCTTGTCTGACATACCTGAGTCTTTGCCTGATTCTTTATCTTTGATAGCCTTCTTCATAGGCTCTTTTTTGTCACCATCTTTGTCCATATCAAGGAAGTCTGGTTTTGCTTCATTAGTTTCACGTTCAGAAATTTCAGCGTTAATAACATCAAGGAACATTTTTGCTTTCTGATAAGTGTCGCTAGTGTTTACAGATTCAAACTTTTCACTCATTTCAACTTGACTAAGTTGTGTACGTAATCTATTACGTGCATCTTCGAGTTGTTCATTAGTAAACTTCTCTATTGCAATACGTTGTCCAAAGGTCTTAGCAAGGCTCTCATTTAGCGCCTTTGCTGTTAATGGTTTTCTAAGTTCTTTTAATTTCATAGTTTTTGTTCCTTACGCTTAATGTTATTTATCATTATTCATCAAATATATAGTGATCAATCTGGTCCATAGTATCGAACGTTTTGTCCTTAGCAATCTCAAATCGTGTAATAATTGCTTCTTTACGCCATTCATCTTCTGTTTTTTCGATAACATTCTTATGAAACAGGCTATCCATATAGTGTTTACATAGCAAATTATCCAAACTTAATATGTGATCGCAGTCGTGATCACGGTTCTTTTCACGTGCTTTTGCGTATGCTATAGCACCCCTTTTACTAAAGGTTTCTGCTACCCTTTGATGTGTTTTAACATCAAATACTAAAAAGCCATCTCTCGACTTGCGTATAACAGTATTACGTATTCTAATGCTTTTACCTTTTGCATAAGGCAAATGTACTTCTTGCAATCCTTTTTCCATGATTGCATTAAGTTCTTTAATTATTTCGTGGTTTTTCATTTGCGATCACCATAGTCATACCGTTATTGCGTATTTTAGTTACCAAAGCCTTGCGGATAAGGTTTTCAATAATGAACTGTTCATTCTCTGGAAATGCTATTAAAGGAGTAACGTTTTGTAGTCTTTCTAATATTCGAAATTCATCGTTACTCATTTGCATAGTAAAACCTTTAAAGATTTCTTTAATCTTCATTATACTACCTTCTTTGCCGCTGGTGTACCAACTGCCTGATCTGCTTTTTGTTTTACTACACTATCTAAATCTTTTTTAGTGTATACAAATGCATTAGGCTCGCCTGGTCCTGGTTTTGGATTCTTCAATATAACTTGATCGCCCTTGACATCATCAATGTCGAATTCTTCTTCGCCTGCCCCTCCTTGTTTAGGCAAAGATAATTTATTTCCTTTTTTGAGAACACTTTGAGCAATATTATTTTGTGATTTTTGTATTGCTTTAACTGCTTGTTTTCCTAAGCCTTGTGCAACATTGGCCGCTTTGCCCATTGCTTTAGTACCTAACTTAGCACCTGCTTTAGCCGCCGCACTTCCCATTGAAGCACCAACACGACCAACAGCCGCCGCAATAGCAGGAACCACTTCTACTACTACTTCTTCTTCTACTGGCTTAGTAAAGTCTTTTGCTCTCATTATTTTTTAGTCCTTTTTCCAGATCTAAAGTTTTTCTTTAAGTGAGACTTTTTATAACGTCTCTGTGTTAATGGCTTATTCGCTTTAGTCAAACGTTTTGTTAAACCGCCTGCTCTCTTAGTACGAGCAGTTTTAACTTTCATTACACTACTGCGTCTTGCTTTTGCTCTCTTAATATTTAACGAACTTCCAACTTTTTTAGTTGCTGAACAAGTGCTAGGTTTTGCAACAATACGTCCTTTACGTGTACCAGAGGTGCAACGATACTTACGAGTAAGTTTACCTTTGTCTCTCCCCCAAATTTGAACAACACCTTCTGTAAGTTCAGCAAATCTCATTTTACATCTTCACACAATTATCAACGGTCTTGCCGTTTTTCTTTTTGGTGCCCATTCTTTTGTAGCCTTTCCAGCATACTTTGCCGTCAACACCTTTTTGCTTTTCTTCTGAAACAAAACGCCAATTTGGATTTCCGCATTCGGAACAAACATAGTTGCTATCTACTTCATAAATTTTCATACTATCTTCCTCTTGATGCTTTATTTAATGCTTGTACTCTGCGTGAAGCAGGGTTAATACGTTTTGTTCTACGTGCTTTACGCATCATCTTACCGCCTATTCTTGCACGAGTCTTTTTCATAGTAATACGTGCTTTCATATTAGGTGCGGCAAAACACTGAGCCATGCTTTTAACAATACGACCTTTGCGTCTTCCAGTTGTACAACGAAACTTGCGTACAACCTTCTTGCCAGATCTTGCCCAAATCTGCTTTTCTGATAATGATTCTGTGATTTCTCGTACTAGCATAACAGTATTTATGCCAGTTAAACGTTAGTTTGCGTTCATTAGGATGACAACAATAGTGGAAAGTAGTCCTGCTACGATAGTGCCAGTTGCACCAATTAGTACTTTAATCATGGACTTGTTGCCGTGTGTAATATCTTCGTGGAGATGCTCGACCTTTTCTTCGATCTTCGCTAAACGTCCTTCTAGGACTTCATATCTTTGAGCACATAAATCAACGTGTGCTTCTAAGTTTTCTTTTTCTAAGTCAGTGGCTCTTGCCATCTTTATCTCTCCGTTCCTTAGTTTATCGTGGAAGGGGCCTAATAATTGTAACCTATGTTAAGATGTAATGTTTGCCTTATACTATTATTTATTATACATCCAGGCTAATATTATCTGCTAACATAAAAACTATGTTAGTTGCTTCACTATCTTTAGTTCTGAATGCACTATTATTTATCGTGATTGTCTCTGTTAACCCAGCAATTACAGGTATTAAATTGAAATCCTCTTTTAGAGCATCAACACTTGTAGCACCTTCTTGTTCAACAGTAAACTCAAAAGTCCAAATACGTTGCTTACCTGTAAAGTTTGTACCAAACCCTAGTCCGTCTATATCTGCGTCTACTGAAACAGGATCATTTTGAAAGTATGGGTTTGCTCTCATACCTAACACTTGTAGAAATGTATTCCAATTTGCCTGTTGATTAATTGCTTGTCTATCCTCAGACTTAAATTTGGTTAGGCCAGTTTTGGTAATGTCAATTAATGTAATAACTTTGAAGTTCATACACTTACTTATAGTCATAAAAAAAGGGCCCGAATAAATCCGAGCCCTTTTCGATAGTTTCTTCTAAACTATTAATTAAGCAACAGTTACTGAAGAAGCCGCTGTTACAGTAGCCGCTGAAAGGTCAAAGTTATTTGGACCAACTGCGTCACCTAATGCACGGATTCTAGCCTGTAAAGAAGCCGCGTCATCTTTGTGACCGTCTACGATTACAGAAACTGTTTGTGCTGAACCTGCTGAGTAGTACATTAAAGGTGCTACTTCGCGGATGATTGCTTCCATTGCTTCGTTAGCGCCATCGTCTTCAGTTGTTAATGCCGCTTGTGCGTCGATTACGAACGCCGCAATTTGTGCTGTTGAATACACAGTACCCTGTGCATATTGGCCGAAGCCATTTACTCTTGTTACGCCTGCCATTTTATTTCTCCTATAAATGTGAGTAAAAATAAACGTTATTCTTACTCGGCTCTAATGGCCACGCATCGTTCTCTTGATGCTTTGTGGTTACTATTATTTAGTCTTTTTTGGAAAAATATAGGATTAACGGCTCTTTTTGGCTCGATTATGTAATGCTCTTAGCATTTGAACAAATCCCGGTCCTGCTTTAACAATATCATCTACCATTTTAACTACAGGTGCGTATGCTTGAACGTAAGGTGCTGGTACAGCCTTGCCGTCTTTTGCTTGGTCTAAAAACTTCTTAGTTCCTACTAGACCTTTTGCACCAACTAGGTATCTATAATATTGTAACTCAGGACCGGTTGGAGTAGCCAAGTCAGGTAAACTTACAGTTGGCTCGTTGTCTTTAATTCTTGCATTTTCTAAATCTTTAGTACGAGCAAGTTCTTCAATGTAAACAATAATATCACTGCTTCTTAGTTTTGCTCTAACAGCAAGTAACAATCGTGTAACTGTATTTTGTTTTTCTTGTGTGCTAAGGGAGTTGTAGTTAAACAAATTACGTCTAATTGCTTTGTAGTCAGTGTTAGTAATGTTTAGTCCGCCTTCTAAACGGATAAGTGTTTCAGTAGGTCTTATTGCTGTGTTGTTACCTACTGCACTCAAATATCTATTTAAACCCATTGTAGGCAAGTTAGTTCTCATACGTACTGCTTTTGCACTTTCAGGGTCTTTAAGTTTTGCTAAGGCTTTGTCGTCACCTATAACAAAATAGATAAAGTTATATAGATCTGTACCAACCATTCTAAACTGTTGGTATGGACCATATGATGTTGTTTTCTTTGCGTAGCCTGCCGCATAACCTCTAGTGCTAGGAAATAGTCTTAGAAGTTCTAAACTTAATACAATTAAGTATAGTCGTTCACAACAATCTGTATAAGACAACTTGGCCTGATCAGATGAGTTGCGAGTCATTCTCGCTTCTGCTAGGTCATTAAGGAATGAAAACTTTTCTTCCGTAACTGGAAGTTCGTGTCCACCTTCCATGGTTGCCCACTCCATTGCTGTAAACTTTTCTGCCATTATGCGTAGTTACTCTTTTCAACACTTTGTGGTTGATACTTTTTCAAAAATGCGGCGACCATTTCTTTTTGTCCGCCTGCACCTAGTAGCATACCTAGTGTATCTGCGTTTTGTACATCTTTAGTAAACTGACGTTTAATATCAGGCTTAACTCTGTCTGTAGTTAATAGCATTTTAATAACAGTGGCTTGTTCAGCATTAATTTCATGCTGTTTACCGTCGTCTGTTGTTACAGCCTTAACTGGATTTGGATTGCCTCTTGAGTCAAGTACTTTACCTACTTGTACAATCATAGGTGTTTGTTTGAAGTCTGGATCAAGACCAGCGTCATCGCTGTCTGCTGGATCCATTTGTTTCTTCATATCTGCAAAATCATCGTCCATATCTGAATCAATGATAAAGTCTGTTGCTTTCATAGTATTCTCCCTTTTTACTGCTCTGTTTGCTTTACTAAAACCTGAGCGATTTACTAGTTTAATATCACCACCAGGGTGTGCCAACACATAACCTTCACCACCTGGGGTATCACCAATACTTGCTTTAATGTCTGTGTCTTGCTGTTCTAGTTGATTAATAATATCATCTTTAACTGACATTATACTTGAAACAGTTTCCCACATAACTGAAAACGCTTTAATGTTTTCTTTAACGTATTGAGTAATCTTTTCTTGTTTAGGCTTACTAACTTTACTACTGCTTAACCATTGAATAAAGTCTTTACCTAAATTAGTTAATCCCGAGTCAACTTTGCTGTTCATATACGTATAAAGTATTTTGTCAAAGTCTGACACTTTCATTGCTGTTAGTTTATTTCTATCTAATAAACTATCAATAGCACCTGCATTTTGAGTTACAAGATTTTTAAGTTTATCAATTCTTGTAGTATCAATCTGTGGTGATTCTTGTGGTGTTATTGGAGGAAACACTAACAAGTTATTTCCTTCAAACATACCGTAATCTTTTAATGGTGTTTCACTACCATCTTCGTCTACTTCTCTATGAATAACTACACCAACTTTACTTGCACCAATACGCTTACCAATGTCGCTCTTAGCGTCAACTGTATAAGTTACAAGTTGTGGTTTAAAAACGTAACGTCCGTCTTTAACAGGCGGTGTGTCAAAATATAACATATCACCTTTAAAGTATCCTTTGTGTGATAAAGGAACAGCCTTCTCAGCAACAGTATAAGCATTTTTCATATTAGCCGCTAACTGAGCAAAGCCTTCTGGATTCTTTTGTGCGCCTGGACGATTTAAAAACATTTTTTCAACATCATCTGCTGATTTAGTTTTGCCGTCATATCCTTTTGCACTAAAGCCTGACTTGTCGGTAAACACAAAGTCGCCATCTTCATTGCGTCCAAAGATAACTGCTGGCGAGCCGTCCCACTTAATAGTAGTAGCACCACGTCCTTCGTCATTAGCCATACTAGCCAATGCATCAACAACACGTAGAGCACCTTTACTACCATTAAAGAATATTTCATCTTCTGCGTGTTGAATACGTGCTGGCGCTTCTGTAACTATTTTTATTTCGTCAAATCTCATTGTGGTAGTACCAATCCTTCTTTTTCAAAAAAGTCTTTAGCATCTTTTACAAGTGCTTCATAGTTTGGATCGCTTTTAATTTTTGCATTGATAGTTTCAACACTTTTTAAATCACCAGCGTTTGAACCATCACCTAATAAAATCTTAGCAACTTCATCAGGGTCTTTAGTAACTTCTTTGTTTGTTAATCTATCAACTAGTCCATTAGTCGGAGACCATTTGTAACCTAATGCTTTTGCAATAGATGCCATCATGATCATTCTATGTTGTCCTTTAAATTCGCTCTTCTCATCACCTCTTAAAGCAAACTGCATAAACTTAGGATCACCAAACATTAAATCAGTTTGTACAAACCCAAGTTTCTCATTGCCGTTAATAGGAGTTTTAAAATGTACACTTATACCACTCTTTGCAATCCATTGTTTAGTATCATCGTCTGGGTGATTCTTTTGTACCCATGCACTTAATTTTGATACAAGTCCGTCTTTGTCAACACTTGCTTTATCAACAGCAACATCAAGGTCACCACTAGTTGGTTTAAGTCCTGTACTACCGAGCATATTGTTTACATGATCAAGACCTGTAATTTTTTCAAGCCATTTAAGTGTAGGCTCAACATCTGCTTTGTTAATACGTTGTGTTGCTGGTTCACCTTCTGGTGACTTAAAAACGTTTCCACCCTCGTTTAAGATCATTTCTTTTCCTTGGATTCAATTATTTTATCAACGCCACGTTTGAATTTACGAGGATCGCCACTTCGGATACTATTAATAAACCTGCGTTCAAGTTCATTAGCCGTTTCGGTATCATAACTTTCAGCAATACGATTAAGCAAATTAATACTGCTTTCAATAAGATTATTACCAGTGGTCTGGATCAGATGGTCGTTGTTACCAGTCTGCCTAAAACTACTAAGTTCCTCTAGGATTGATCGTGTACGTTTTCTCATTTTCTTTTCCTTATGTTGTATTTAGTGTATTAAATAACTTTGTTGTCGTCAAATAGGTTGACAGCCATTATAATAGGTTGTATACTAAGCAAACAATATAAAAAGCGGGTGTAGCATAATGGTAATGCACTGGCCTTCCAAGCCATGTATGGGAGTTCGATTCTCCTCACCCGCTCCAAACAATGCAGGAATGGTGTAGTGGTAACACGACAGTCTCCAAAACTGTAAACTGAGGTTCGATTCCTTGTTCCTGTGCCAACCCTCTTTTTGCCCCATAATATAATAAATACACATATTATAGGAGGGCAAAAATGGGTATTTCTGCATTTAATTTTAAAGAGCGTAGTCTTTTATTTGCTAGACTGGCGCAAATAGCATATTCTAATATAGATGTTGCTAAGAAACAAGCAAAGAAGTTAGGGTTTACTACAGTAGAGTTTTACGAAAAAGACGGAGCACAAGCATATCGCTTTATGAATAAAGAGGATCTTGTTATTGCTTGTAGAGGAACAGAACCAACAGAGTTTAACGATATTAAAGCAGATGCAAATGCCCTTCCTGTTATTGCTGAAACTATTTCAAGAGTACACAGAGGATTTAAAGCAGAAGTAGATGAACTATGGCCAATGGTGCTAGAAGATTTACAACGTAAAGCCAATGACAAGAAAAAGATTTGGTTCTGTGGACACTCACTTGGAGCGGCAATGGCTACTATTATGTCAAGTCGTTGCCACTTATACCCAGACGTAGAACCTGTGCAGGAACTTTACACATACGGATCACCAAGAGTAGGCTGGCCTGGATATGTAAAGAGTCTTGGTGTAACACACCATCGTTGGGTTAACAATAACGACATTGTAACAAGAGTTCCACTTGCTATTATGGGTTACAAGCATCACGGTGAACAACACTATCTAAATGCATACGGCAATGTTCGTAAACCTACAGGGTGGCAACTTGTTAAAGATCGATTCCGTGGAATGTGGATGGGGTTAAAGCAAGGCAAGATTGATAACTTTTCAGATCACAGTATGGTAAACTATTGTAACTATCTTGAAATGTACGTTTCAGGAAAAGAAAACAGTCAAAGTTAATCTTTACGAATACGTTTATTATATTCAACTGCTTCTTTTAAAATAGACAGGTCAACATCATCACGTTGGCCTGTTTTTATGAGTGCATTTATATCTTTAGGAAAACAATGTCCACCAAAGCCACGTTCTTCTGTGATGAAACTATGACTATCTCCTATACGTTCGTCCATTGTTGTATAGTGTGCTACAGCGTCATATTCGATGTCTAATGCATCACATAGATCATACATCTGATTAAAGAAACTAACCTTTAGTGCAAGGAAACTATTGCGAACATACTTAGCAAGTATAAGTTCTCTAGGTTCTGCAATTTCGATGCCTACTCCAAACACATTTCCCCAGAAGCAGGTACTGGTACCACCGATTAACATTAGATCCATTTTTGCTAGATCTTCTACTGCTGTTTTTGCCCTAAGAAACTCTGGAGAGAAGTTTAACATACGATTAGGAAATGTGTCTACCAACATATCCCAACCTTCTACCGAGATTGTGCTTTTGATTAGAATAGGTACATCAGGAGATGATTCAATTACTTCGTAAACATTTTCCATTTCACAACTGCCATCAGGTCTTTCAGGCGTTGAAACACAAACAATAACTGCATCTGTGTCTTGCGGAATTGGTTTATTGTATTCTGGCCAAGCAGGATCTACAATAGTAATGTCATGCTTGTCTTTTAATACTTCTCGATGTGCTTTGCCTACAAAGCCATACCCTGCAATAGTAATTTTCATAACTGTAGTTATTTTGCTTTGTTTTGTAAGTCTGCGATTGCGGCTTTTATGGCATCCTCTGCCAATACTGAGCAGTGAATTTTAACTGGCGGTAAAGCCAATTCTTCAGCGATGTCAGTGTTCTTAATCTGCTGTGCTTCTTCAAGCGTTCTACCCTTAACCCATTCGGTAAGTAAACTACTTGATGCAATGGCTGACCCACAACCGTATGTTTTAAATTTCGCATCTTCAATTACTCCATCATCGCCTACTTGGA